AGTATGGTTAAATGTACAAATAAACTTTTTATCACTATATAAATATTTCATATAAGTAAATAAATCTTCTTTTGAAATATTTATATTCAATGATAGAATAAACATAAAGAGTTTATTAAAAACTAGAATAACAGAAAAGATACTGGCTTCGTCTTCTAAATAACTTAATACAACATTTGAAATACGCATCAATATAATAAAAAATATTACTCTAAAAGGCATTAAAATATAAAGAAGGAATGTTTTAATAAGAGATATAATATCGTTCATTTATTATATAATATAAAATATTAAACGTGATTCTTATACATCAAAGTTGCATATTTGGGAATATCAAAATTATAATACTCTTTTTTAGCATATTTATTATCTTTTATCCATATTCTAGCAATATAATAAAACTTTTTGGGACTAATAGATATTCCATTAATATTATTTGTTATTTCTTCAGTTGTTCCTATGTTTTCACCTAGTATATTAGAAGTTAATTTAAATAACTTATCGTGTAAATCATCAGGTAATATTTTAAATGAAAAACATCCACCATTAATATTATATTTATCCTCATATCTAGGCATAATATCTCTTCTCATTATGAAAAACATACCTTTTTTAAATAGTTCATTAAATGCTTTAAATATATTAACATATTCTTCAATTGTATTCATGGTTCCTATATTTTTATAACTATCTGCACCCCATTCAAAATCATAAGGATCATGAAAAAAAATATTCCAAGAATCATTTAAAAAAAAATTATTAGATATGCTCATTTATATAAAATAAATAAATATATTCTTATATGAATATATTTATTTATTCCTATTTATATAGATGAGCAAAACATTATCAAGCGAAGAAATAAAAAAATTTAAAAAAGATATTAATAATTTAAGTAAAGATAATTGTTTAGAAGCTGTTAAGTTATATGAGAAGTCTAATGGCAAAATACCTTATTTTATAAATCCAATAGCAAAAAGAATAAAAATTATTTATAAAAAATGTTTAGGTAATTTTAAATCAAAAAAACCAATTAATGATAAGAATTCTTTGGATAAATCAAAAACACAGAAGATATATAATAAAAAATTAGACAAATTGCCAAAACCAAAGATAGATAAGAAAAAATTAGACAAATTAAAAATCAAAGATGTTATGAAAATTATAGAACAACCTATGATGAATACAAATGATATTTCCAAAATAACATTAAAAATATTTGGAGAAGACAATAAAATAAATGAACAATCTTTAAAAAAACATTTAGAAAATGAAGATATTGAGGTTTCGGAAATGTACAGAAAAAGTATTTTAGAAATAAAAAAATACATTAAAGACTTTTGTCCGTTTATGGGAAATAAAAACTTTTCAAAATCAGTAAAAATACATCTTGGTCCAGAATATACAAACGAACCTGGAATATTTTTGCTTTCTCCTAAATTAAACGACGTTTTTGATAATGTTCACGAATCTATAAATGAAACTATGATGTATAGTTCAACAAATAAAAACACAGATGACTTCAAAAATAACTTGAAAAATAATTTTCCAAAATATTTTTGTTTAAAATATATGTTAAACATATTTGAAAAATATTCTATTACTACTGGTGTTATTAATGTTACTAATTTATGTAATATAATGGAAAAACTTATAAATTACGATAAATTAATTATAAAAAACAAAACTAATAATTTACAAATAAAAACCTATGAACAATCAATTTATGAAAATAATGTAGAAACAATTTACAATGGTATTTCTATAAGTTTTAAAATTAATAATAAAACATCATATCCTTTGTTTGAAGTTTATATACATAATAAGTTTAAAAAAAATAAGTCTTTAATCCCAAAAGAGTATTCATTTGATAAATTATTTAAAACTATTCTAAAACTAGTTTTAGAAGGTAAATTATTTGGTAAATCAATGCCTTATAAAATGCATAGAGTGTTAACAAGATATAATCAAAAAAGAATACATGACAAAGACGAATATATTGACTTTTGTAAATTATATTATAGCATATAATATAGATATGGATAGTATTGTAAGTAAATCAAAATTAAAAAAATTATATAACATTGAAAAAAATAAAAATAATTTAAGTGCAATACAATGCTATGAGTTTATAAACTTATACGAAAAAGGTGGGAAAAACTTGAAAAATATTATTAATACAAAAACACAAGAAAATATAACTGATTTAAAAAAAATAAGATTTATTTATGAAAAATGTTTATCCAAGGTTGGTTTCAATCCTGTTGTAAATGTTAATAGTTCAAAAGTTTATCAAAAGATGTTATTAAATATAAAAATGGATGATTTAGTTAATATTATAGAAGACCCTCTATATAATACTAACTTTATATCAATTATAACAACTAAAATATTTGGAAATGATATTAAAAGTAATGTTTTAAAATTAAAAGAATATTTGGATAAAACAGATAATAAAAATATTAGAAAATATAAAAACTGTATAAAAGAGATTAAAAAACATATTAAAGCATTTGATCCTTTCATGGGTCATGAAAGATTTAAAAAAAATGTAGAAAAAAATTATACTGACGAATATGATAATGGTGCGACAGATGGTTTATGTTTTATATCAAAAGAATTAAAAATTATTATTAGAGCACCATATGTATTTTTACAAGAAGTATTGATGTATAATAGTATTTTAAATAAAAACTCTACTGACTTTAAAAATAATCTAGAAGATAACTTTCCTAAATATTATAGTATTCTATTTATGCTAGAAATGTTTAAAGAATATTCTATAGTAGATGATATTTTATTAACAGATTCATACAAATGCTTTATACATAATTTGTTAAATAAAAATATAATTATAAAGTATAGCGATGATCAGTCATTCTCTGTATCACTAGATAAATCTATTTCATATTCAGCATCACCGAGTGGTTCAACATCAAAAGCTATATCACATAGAGAAGCTAAAAAAGAAAGTTTATCATATATTATGAATAATGAAGGATATAATGGTGATATAAACGATTATGACTTTTATACAATGGAAAAATGGTCTGAAATGCCTTTGAAAAAACTTAGATATGTTATTAAAATACCATATACTATAGGTGGTAAAAAGTTTTGTAATGCTTATTATGCTAAATCTTTATATAAAGCATGGGAATCATCTCTTAAGCAAAAACTAAATTTTATAAATCCAACTAACAGGTTAGAATTTAGCAGTGAAGATAAAAACACTATAATGGTTAAAATGGTTGAAATGTACCCTCATATTAAAAAGCCTAAAGAAATAAATAGTTTAAGAAAAGATTTAGAACTTCATTTTGTTCCAGTAAATAATCATTTTGATAATATGAGCGGTGAAACTATGAATACAATATGTATAATTATTATATATAAAGTAAAAAATACAAATCCATTACTTAGAGAATATGCTCATGTAAATTTAATAGAAATTTACATACCTATGAATTTTATTGATGATACTGAAAATGAAATACCTGAAAATTATTCATTTTTTTCTTTACAATATAAAATTGAAGAATTGGCTTCTTTAAATAAATTACTTGGAAAAACAATTCCGTTTAAATTACATAAGGCAATTGAAAAATATAATTTTAAGACCTTGACATATAAAGAGGATTATATAGACTTTTTCAATATGTTGTAAATATTCATATAACTTTTTTTTATACATTATTAATAATTGATTATCAATCTATAACATAAAAAGAGGTATATTGAACTTTTATATACGGTAGATAGAATTTAAAAGTATATAATATATAATAAAACTATATAAATATATATAAACTATTACAATATAATCATGTATCAAGCTAGTATTAGAAATAAAAAGAAAGTTTTGAACTTATGCAAATCAAAGAATATTAACTATATAATAAATACAGATTACGAAGACTATGGTTTTGTTATAAAACTATTAGGAAATTGTAGAGCATCTGTTTTATGTAATAATGGAGATATTGTAATTGCAATAATAAGAGGTAATATGCGAAGATTTAATAAACGCGTTTTAATAGATAAGGGAGATATCGTTGTAGTTTCGCGAAGAGACTATCAGGCAAACAAAGCAGATATTGTTCATAAATATAGTCTTGAGCAATGTCAATATATCATCAATAGTAAAGAATTAACAGAGACATTAATAAATGAATATTATAAAAATACTCAAAAAACAAGTGGTTGTGGGGGCAATGATACATATATAAGTTTTGAAGATCAAGAAATAGAAGTAAATGAAGATTTTGTAGATAAATTTAAGATTCTAGATATTATAGATGATAACGATGAATGTGAAATTAATGATATATAAGATAAATATGTTATTTATTATTATAAGTTTGAATATATTACATTTAATATTATATTAAAGTGAAAGCGTGGGTTGTGTCAAACATTATTTATGAAAATATGAAAAATGTACAAAAAAAATATTATAGTTTATCTGAGTTAAATATAAAAACTTACTATATTAAATATAGCAAGAATATTGACAACGAAGATTATATATTAGAAAATAATATAATTACACATTAATGGTATAGATAACCCTGAAAATCTATTATTTGGTAAGTCTATTAATAGAAAAAAAAATATGATACATCTATTTATTATCTGTTATGCAACTTGATTTTTCGTATGTGCTAGGCATATAATTATGAAAAATGTTATTATAGTCTTTAAAAGATTCACGTTGTAGTCTTTTACTATACTTGAATATAAATTGTGATAATTTATTATTATCATATAATTTCATTATAATTGTTTGTAGAGGTGCATCACCCCATCTACAATAAAAAATATTACCATTTTTATCAATTTCGTTAATCATATCTATAATCTCATTTGTATACCATACATTGGTTCTTGTTATTGAAAAATTATTATAATACATTATAGGCATTGACATTGAAACATCTTTATCAAGATAATCTTTATTTTTTAAAGCCTTATAAAATATTTTAAATTTATCAAAATGTTCAGAAGAACTATCAATAATATGATCATTGAATAATTCTTGTATTTTGTCTTTTTTATCAGGAAATGAATTAATAAAAAAGTCTTTCATTTCATAATTGCAAATACTACAATCCATATGAATAATATTTGAAACATAATTCAAATCATTTTTTTCTAATAATTCAAAAACATCTATATTAATGTTTTCTTCTATTATACTATCATCGTCTAATCGCATAATATAGTCATATTCTTTGCAGTATTTAAAGAAATGTTTTATCCAAAAGTAACACATTGAGCGATATTTTTGATTTCGCCAATAAGGAACAGGGTTTGAATTAATACATTTATTCATTTTATCAATATCAATATGTTGAGGAACATTAAAGTCTCCTTCGTCTATTTTTTTAAAATTAATAACATATCTACAATCGGATCTTATACTTAATAATATTTCAGTTTTTGCATTATCGTCATAATCACCTTCGTGTAAAATTATTATTGGATATTTATATTTGGAATTAAAATTTTTAAATAAAAAATAGAGACAAGTTTTAAGATATATTTTCCTTTCAATATTGTTTTGTGTTAAAATATAAATAGCAGCTTTTTGCATTATTATATATTTAATGTATTAATAAATACAATATATTCGTTTATATAGATTTATTAATATTACCATTTAAATGATAATTATTGTATAAATGATATGATGATATATCAGCATCACAAACATAATCTTTAAAAAATGCAAAACTATATAATATAATATCGCTATGCTTAAGATTATTAATTATTATAGGATAAGATTGTTGTAAAGTCTCATCATCTTTTTTTTTAAAAACATATTTAGTATTATTGACATAAACTGTTATATCTTCGTTATTTAATATTAATCCTATAAAAGTTTTATCATCGTCAAATATATCAGAATCCACATTATAAACATTATATTCGTGCATATTTATTTTTATCTGCAGTGTATATTTTTTCTTAATATACATTTCTTTAAAAAATGAAATCTCATTAGTATTATTTATTTTTATATCATTACAATCATTATCTTTGCAATTATCATCTAAATATTTTCTATAATCAGATATTCTATCATTTGTTTTAATATTAAACTCATTATAATTATTAATGTTATTATGGAGACTTATCATAAAATTGTTACAATTTTCGTTATTTTTACATTCGGTATTAATACTACTCACACCAACGTTTGTAGATTCAATTATATTTATTGAAATTAAATTACCATCACTTAAGTTTTTAATAAATAATAAATTATTCTCTTTTTTATTATTATCTTTAAATTTAAATGTTATAAAAAATGTACATATGTCCAAAGTTGATGTATTAAACAAAATCGGTATAAATATTTTATCATTGATTTTAACATAGTTAAATACTTTTAGACTTTTTATATTAAATGACATCCAATCTTTTTCAATAAATCTTAATTTTCCATTTCCAAGTTCATTCTTTAATTTATTTATTCCATTAGTGTTATTTCCAGAAGAATCCATTGTTGGTTTTAATTCAACCAAATCATCTGATATTTTATCTCCAATATTTTTCCACAATAAACCTAATATTTCATTATTGTGATTATCTGGTATATTAATGTTAATTTCAATATCTTTAATATTAAACCCTACCATATTTGGGTTTAATGGATATTTTGAAAGATAAGGTTTTTTTGAAAAAATAACATTAATATTTTTACTATTTTCATCTTTGTTATCTAATAATAATATAGTATCCTTTAAATTATCACTATTGTAAGACGATATTAATGTTATTAGATATTTTTTTTTTAATAATCTACTAATTTTAAAATTATCAATTATATTTTTATTACATACTATAGTATTATATAAATCAGTGTCATCATAATTTATAATATTATTTTCTTCATCAAAACCTTCTATGATAGTATTATTTTTATTCTCCATATTCTCTATATTCTTGATATTCTCCATATTCTCCATATTCTCTATATTATCTATATTATCTATATTATCTATATTCTTTGTATTTCCAATAAAGTTCATTTTGAAAAGATATACATTTTTAGATATATAATTGTTATATGATAATAGCGATAATAAAATAAATATCCCAATTAATACCCCGATTATATACATTAATATATCAGACATTTCAATCTTATCTATTAATATACATAATTATAAAAAGATATAAGAAATATTTATTAGTATAATTTATATAGTAAATGGAAAATAATATTGACTTTATGTCTTTTATAAATAAAATGAATAAAATGTCAAAAAAAAATGTAGTTATTTGTGAAGATGATGATGTTGTTGTTACAAATAAAGATGTAAAAAGTAAGAAAGTTGTATCTAAAGATAAAAATCCAGTAGACGAAGAATCTGATGATAAGGTTAAATGTAGTGAAGAAGAAGACAAGGATGATGAAGATGACGATGATGACGATGATGACGATGAAGATGATGATGATGAAGATGATGATGATGATGATGATGATGATGATGACGACGATGATGATGATGATGATGATGACGATGATGAGGGCAACTTAACAGAAGATAAATTATATAATCTTTTAAATAGTTTTTTTGTAGATGAATATGGGGTAACAATAGCAACATCTATGTCAAATATATCATATGAATTACATAAACTAAATAGCAATATTAGTAAATATTTGAAAAAATAAAAAATAAGTATATAATATATAATGTATTCCGATATTGAAGAAACTACATGGTATTGTAAAAAATGTAAAAAAAATATAGCTAATTGTATTGATATAGATTATCATAACAATGTAATACACCCTGATTACGACGATATTTATGTTAAATCTTGGTATATCAATGGGAAGAAAAGTATTTCACCTTATGACTAAATTATCTTATTAAATATAAGAACTCCATTTTTTTTTATCTAATTTATGATTATTATTTTTATCATCTTTTAAATATAAACCATATTTACCTAAGTGTAAATAATAATGCTCATTTAAATATATAATCTTCTTTGGTAAAGATTCAATAAACGATATTTCTTTATTAGAAATTGTATCAATCGTTTTCTTTCTCCATTTAAGAAATGATTCTATATTTGTATATGTGTTATTTTCTTTATTGTAATAACAGTTTCCATATTGTGTTTTTATTAAACCAGTAGTATATTCTTTTCTATCTATTTTATTTTTTTCAATTAGTAAAGGTTTTATATG